CTTGTGTTTACCACGTCTTACCACACTATATCTAGTGTTTGTGGTGCGGCCACCGTGCGACGCGAACGCCTGCGAGAGTATGCGAGAAGGCGAATTGCAGTAGATCTGCAGTCTGGGATCGTACATCATGTCGAGCCGGACTTGCAAGGTCAGCCCCCGCAGGTTCAACGCCCGCAGGGGCTTTTCAGCGACAGTCAGTTTGAAAATGACCGTCACTTTAAAGTTGACCGTCAGTTTGAAAGTGACGTCTGCACACGCCTACCTACCACCTACCAGCCACCTACCTGCTACTCATCTTTACAACGACGTCCTTGTCTATCGCAATTCGCTGAGAAAAGTCTGCCCATCGCTCAAGTAGGACGCCACCTAGGGCGCCGCTAAATATCGTTGCTGTAGAGAGAACTTCGTCGTTTCAAGCCCCTGTTAGGCGCCACCTCCAAAATGCTCGATTTCGTCTAAGTTCGTCTACGACTTCGTCACTGGCTGACGATCTTCACGACTGCATCTTTGTCTATCGCAGTCCGCTCAGAAAGCTCGACACCTCTTCGAACCAACTCCGTGCCTCTTTCGAGTAAGTCTGCGCATCGGGCAAGCTGCTCTCGCTCAGACTTGCAGGCAACTGCGGAGTTTGCGGACAATCTACGCTTGGCGGCTGCGGCTTCACCGCGCACCCGGTCAATGTCACCGTTAAGAGCGTCGACGAGAGACAAAGCCTCATCACGCGCCTGCCACGCCTCCACCAAAGATTGATATTGCACCCGTTCTTTCTCACGATACTTCGCCTCCAACGCCTGTGCGCGAGTCGCATAATCCTCGCGCAAGGCGGCAATGTCCGCACCGTAAAGCGCGGCAGAGTACCGATACCCAGCCGCGAATGCGACGCATAATGCAAGGGCGGTAGCCCAAACCTTCAGCTTCATCGCACATCTCCTACGCAAGTCGCGTACTCTTTCTCACGACGAGCTACAAGACCAGGCACCCGGCGACCGCCGGCATAAACCCAGCGCTTTATCTCTTCGCACGCCCCAGCGTAATCCCCGCCGTTGAGCTTGACCACGAGCGTCGATCGGCAGAATGCATCCGTGCCAACATTGAAGGCAAGGGACGTGTACGCATCGAGCTCGCCTTGCGAGAGCGGGACCCGCACGCATCGCGCAATGGCAGATTCCGCCACCGTAATGTCACGTCGAAGACGATCAAGCGCCTGCGGCACGGTAATCACGTCCCCCATCTTCACGCCCTGCGTCGATCCAAAGCCAATAGTCGGCACATCTCCTTCAATAGGAATGTACGCCTTGTCGCTGAAGCCCTCATATCCCGCTATGGAAAGGAGTCCTGCCGCAGAAAGCGACAGGACTCCAACGGCTAGCCTTTTCTTAAGACTCACCCTTCCCCTCCTTTGCCTTTTCAGCCTTCGCCAGCACACGGATCATCTCTCCGCGATCATCGCGCTTCGAGACCGGGACAACGGTCTGGCTTCGCTTTGGATGCGCCAGTCTGTAGAGATACAGGATCGTGTCAATCGTCTTCGGGAGGCAGCCGACTATCATGAAAAACAGGTACAGGCAAGTCAGAACGCTAACCCAAGTTTCAACCGGAAATCCGTATACAGTCAGCCCCGTCACAGCAACACCAGGTGAGGCTTTGACTGCTCCTGACGCAGTACCTGACGTGAGTGTCGCGGCAAAGCGCTTCAGCGGTGTCGTCGGCTCATCACACATCTAGTCCTCCCGATTGAAAAACGGATTGCACATGCCTGTCCACTGGGCCCAATCTTCCGTTTCGGTTTTATTTGCCCAGAGCTTCCAGCCGAAGTTCCCGCGAATGCAACGCTTCGGGAAGAGTCCCCACGGCCATGCGCACACGAAGTACCACTGAAAGCCGATCAGCTTGCCGTTGCGATACAGGTGATGCCAGTTTGCCCCCGGACGAAAAGGCTTGCGACCGACATCGACGTCACCAGTGAATTCGATGACGTCTGTCGACCAGCACTTGATGCCAACAACTTCGCGATCGAAGCCGTAGCAAGTATTGCGCCAGAACCACTTTGTACGACGTACGTAGGTCGCCCACTTCCCCGTGCCGGGATTGCGCTCCCAGTGCCCAGCGTCACCGTCGGCATCGTTGTCATCGGTCATGAACCAGTCGAGCCACTTCGGAAGACGCTTCGTTTCCTCGTCAACAAAAAAGGGCAAGACCCAACAAAGAGCCTTGCCCAAAATCGTCATCGGGATAGAAAGACACCCGCACAAAAGCCATTTGATGAAAACCATTCTGCCTCCTTAAACGACTGCGCGATACTTAATCTCAGTGACATTGAACCTGTCCCCATTCGAATTACCACTGCCATCCTTCACATAGAAGAAGCTCAAGTAGTACGTCGAATTTGCCTGGAGCGTCATCGTGTACGCCTTCGACGAAACAGACCCAGAGATTGACATCAGGTATGAGCCACTGCCGTCAGTCGTCTTAGACTTCGCTTGACTTTGAGTCGGCTTGTAGATCTTTGTGCCTACGTAGACACCACCGAAGTCGTAATTGCTTTCAGAGCCTACGGACGCAGTAATCGAAAGCGTCGTCGATTCCTTTGTCGTCAGCTGGATGTAGCCGTAAGACGTGCCAGAGTCCTTGTTGTACGACGTAGAACCGTTCTGGATGCTCGTCCCGCTGATCTGGAAGTTAGAGCCGTCGACGAGGCTGGTCAGTTGATTGTGCGGGTCAGAGAAATCGCCAGACAGCACGATATCCACAGCCTGGAGCTCCTCGAGCGTGACGTTGATCGTCTGAGTCGAGAGCGCGCTGACCGTTCCAGTCTTTGTGCGATATCCAGTACACGACACAGACCATGAAACTTGAGCGCCGATGTAGGTGCTAACGCTCGCCCCCGTGGTCGACTTCCCGTCAACTGTCCACGTGACAGTTGAACCACCAGGCATCCCTGCGAGCGTCAAAGTTACTGAAAACGGCGGCGTCTGAGACGTCGACTTCGCCAAGCCATTCGCCAAAAGCTTCTCGTTAAAGGCGATGTCGGCGAGGGCCGCTTCCAGTGCCTCAACTCGACCCTGCAAAGAGTTATCGCCTCCTACCTCAGCGCGGATAGCCTTAATTTCTTTTGCGATGCGCTCGACCGCGAGCTTGACCTCGGCATTTAAAGGACCAGGCGTGCGGCGCGCCGCAGCCGCCATGAAGGCGGCCGCAGCGTTGAGCAGATCGCGATCGTGAGATGCGTCTGCCATAACTCACCCCTTAGGCCAAAGCGGCTTCAAAGGCAGCGACGAAGTCCTGCTTCGTGCCGATGTTTGCGTTGATCGTCGTGATGTCACCGGCGTTCTTCTGGATCGCCGCCGTGTTCGTCTGAACCTGACTTTCGAGAGAGGTGAGCTTCGTCGTGTGCTCGCCAACAGTAGCCTCGAGAGCCGTGATTTTGCCGGCGTTTTCGTTCGCCTTTGCCTGAGCAGCTTCGGCAGTCGCCTTCACGGGGTTGACGGCTTCGCTGATCTGCGTCGCGACTTCGCTCTTCTTGGCATAGTCAGTCAAGTCGGTCTTGGCACCGATCTGAGCAAACTCGCCATACGCGCCGTCGGCCGCAGTGCGAGCGAAAAGCTTGTACTCAGCGCCCTGAACGCCACCGACCATCTGCACCGTGGCCGTGCCGGCCTTCGTGACCGTCACGAAAACGGGATCAGACGTGAAGTCGGCAGGAAGACCAGTGGCACCAGTGACGACGTAAGAGCCTTCTTCGGTCAGCGTGTCGAGAGCGATGCCAGACTTTTCGACAGCGGCACTCAAAGCGCCGATGTTCGCACGAGCCTGCTTCTTCTGCTCGTCGTTCAGAGACTGAGCCTTGTCGAACTGGACGTGACCCTGCGCAATCTGCTGGAGGGCCGTTGCCATACCGTCTCCTTATCGTTCTGCGACGATCACAGGAAGATCAGGCCACACGACATCGAAGGGAAAACCTTCCTGCTGCGGAACGTCTCGCAAAGCCTGTCGATAAACCTTGACCGCCTCCAAATCCTCGGCACTGATCGGGTAGTCAGAGGCAAGAAGGTAGTCAGTCTCAGAGATCAGGCTGTCACGCTTTGCGCGAACGGACTTCTCAGCTTCTTCCCGCTTCTCGGCTTCAGTCTTTTCAGGAATCTTCTCGACGCTCCACGATAGGTCCTCGCCGCGCTTTTCTCGGTATCCCTCTTCTTGGGCGAACCTGCGGATCAGTTCGCGCATTTCCTCGTCATGCGGCGTGATCGTCGTGTGAGAGATCACGACGCCCACGCACTCAGCAGCGCAGGTTGGCTTTGCTTCCGACTTCCACGACTCGCCGTCGAAGCGGTAGAAAACCTTGTCGTCCGGCTTTGCATCGCCCCAGGGAGGCAGCAAGGTTGCGGACGGCGGCATGAGCGCTTCGCCGTCAATCACTTGGACGGACAGCTCGTGCTCGAAGTAACCGGCGTCATCAAAGCGATACGCCGTCTTGAACTCGGAGGTCATGTGACTACTCTCTCCTCTAAAAAAATCGCGGCAATGAAGCCGCGTGAAAAAAGGTATTCAATCGCCGACGGCAACGGGTTGACGCTCCGCGTCATGCCGTCCGGCAAAAAGATCTGGTATCTGCGCACGTCTTCATCGAGCCGTGTCGCCGACAAAAAGCTCGGCGAGTACCCAGACATGAATCTCGCGCAGGCACGACAAAAAGCCCGACGCCTGCGAAAGGACATCGGGCTTGAGCCACCGAAGGGCTATGTACTGAAAGACGCTTTTCGTCTCTGGTGTCGTCTCAAAAAGCCACAGATCGTGAGCTATCTGGACGAGCGACGACGCCTCGAGCGCTACATCATCGAGCCGATCGGCAATCGTCAGCTCGACGAGATCACCGCCCCACTCGTCATCCGCACCGTGCAGCCGATCGAGAAAGACGGGAAGCAAGCGACGCTCAAGCGCGTGCTCATGCGCCTTCGCGAGATTCTTGACCTCGCCGTCTGCGCGGGCTACATAGAGCACAATCCACTCGCACGAGTATCGAAGGTCTTCGCACCGCCGCAGGTCAAGCCCATGCCGTCTGTCGACTGGCGAGAGTTGCCTGCGGTAATGGTCGTCATGAAGGACGCGCCTTTGCGCATGCGCGTGTTCTTTCTTTTCTCGCTCTGCTCAATGCTTCGACCATGTGAGAATGCTTCGCTCGAGAAGTCGTGGATCACAGAAGACGCGATCCACATACCAGCCGAGCACATGAAGAAGCGCCGCCCCTTCCGCGTGCCGCTAACAACATTCATGAAAGAGCTGATCGCTAGAGAGCAAGAGCTCAGCCCGAGGCCACGCAGTAGCCATGTCTTTGCCGGCAAGTGCACCGGCAAGCACATGAGCTCGCAGGCCTTGGCGAAGTATCTGCACAGTACATCGCTCAAGGGTCGACTCGTCGCGCACGGACTACGCTCGATCGCTCGATCGTGGTTGGCTGACGAAGCTGTCCCTTTTGACGTTGCCGAGATGTGCCTCAGTCACGACGTCGGTACTCAGGTGAGCAGGGCTTATCAGCGCTCCGACTTTTTCGACGCCAGACGCTCAGTTATGGAGCGCTGGAGCGAGCACGTCCGCGCTTGTGCTGAAAGTGCCGGCATGATCGACTGGAAGTAGCTCCCATCGCGGGTTTCATCGGTTATCCGTCGAAACCCGCCTATGTGCCAGGCACGGCGTTGGGATCGCTCTACGCCTAGCAAATCCGAGTTCCGAACATCACAGGGTATCTTAGTAAGTCAGACTTTAGCGACGACGCAAGCTATACAGGCGTTTTTTCACAGACAAAGCGTGGCAGTACCTGGAGCGGCGGTTCCTCTGGACACGAGAACACTTGGGACAGTCCATATTTTTCCGCTAGAGCTGCTAACAGCACCTATGGTTCGTCATCTGTCGTTCAACCAGCCTCGATTCGCTTGATGCTGTGCATCAAGATTTGATGCAATACAACAGGCGGGTTGATGAGGGCTGGACGGTCGACGCCGCTCCGTACACAGACGAAGAACGTGATGAGTTCATCGTTACGCGACCTCCGTCCCAAGCGGCACCTTGATTAGACTTCAAGTCGATGCGTGCTTCCCCAGTAAATGCTCCAGTGCATTTCAGCCCTGAGGTATTCCCGTGCTCAGTAAATGTACCTGTGATGTTCGGCAAGCCCGCCGACACCGACTGCCCGACCTCGGAAGTGGTGTTCGTGCCCTCGATGAACTTGTGATGCAGATTCGGCAGGTTGAACGTCGTCGAACCGTCACCGGAGCCGTACTTCGTTCCAATGACGGCAAACAGCGCGGCATACGTCGTGCGGCTCACAGCCGCACCGTTGCACTGAAGCCAACCCTCAGGAACCGTGTGAAAAGCCGAGATCATGCCCGTAGGAACCGAGAGCGGTTTCAGCTTCGGAAGCATCTCGGCGAGCGCCTGCGAGATTTGAGTGAGAGAAGGATTAGAAATCGTCATCATTTACTCCGAGAAAGGCTGAGTCGTGCCGCCCAACTTGGCGACAGCATTCGAGAGCTGAGAGAGAATCGTCTTGACCTGAATCATTTCAGCAGCGACCTCGCCGCCGACCAAGTGACCGCCCTTCGCGGAGCCATCACCCACGTAGAGACCCAAGGTCTCGCTATTGAGCGCAAGCTCGCCCTTCGCTAGCGTCACACCTGCAAGCTCAGACGTCGTGAAAGTCTTCAGGCAGAGCGTCACGCCGCCGCCCTTGAGGTCGATCGACGTCGCGAGCTTCTGAGCCGTGACCGAGCGATCGGCCAGAGCGGTCGCAGGGATCGTGCCCGCTTTGAGGACAGAGCCCTTCAAAGTGTTGTCCTGCGCCCAATTGAAGCTTTGAACCGCAGAAAGAAATTCCGTCGTCGAAGGCGGCTCGGACGGCTTCATGCCTGCGGCATAGAGCATCGTCATGCGCATCTGATCGATGACGTAGAACCATGCGGCACCCGGATAGGTTGCGGGCGTGCCCGTCTGCGGGTTGCCGCTCGTCGGGTACCCCTTAGATGACAGAGTCGACAGGTCAGGCGGCGACTCAATCGCGCCAGACTGCCAATAGCCTTGACTCATCGCTTATCTCCGTAGAAAAAAATCACAAAAACATGAGCCGGGGCCAAGGCTCTGATCATGCACTCAAGAAGCGCATTGCCCCAACGTCCCAACGGCTCATCAACGCCGCAGGACACATCGAAATAGCGAAGCCCGCCGTCCTCTTCGATCGAGATGATGAGCGTCATCACGCTCGACCAGGAGTCGTCGAAAAGCCCGTGATCGACGCGGCTGGCGCACGTGAAAGGCTTCGTCGACTCGACCTTGGCGTGAAAGCCCAAGGTGCCCGCGAGGCTCTCGAAGAAGGCTGCCGTCAAACCAAGATTTGATGTGATCTTGGCGAGGAGCTCCTGTCGCATCTGCTCGCGACTAGGGTCGGCGATTGCCGCAAGGCACTCGCTCGGAATGCCCCACTCCTCAAACCAGAGAGACAGCTCCTCGATCGAGGTGCGCGGGTCTGACTCCTCGATGACGGCGTGTGCGCGTTCGTCGACGCGGGCCGCCTCCATTGCGAGTGCGTAAAGCACCGCATCAATCGTGCTGCCGACTCGTCGGGACCAGATCGGACCTCGAGGTAGCAACGCGTTGACTAGGTGCGTGTAGTGAGATTCAGTCAGTGCCATACGATCACTCCCACGTGATCTTTCCCGGCACCAGGATCTCGCCCGTCTTCGTCGGCACGTCTTCAGTCGGGCTGATGAGTCGATAGGAGCTCACCTCGCCGACCGACGAGATTGCGCGGTCAAGAGACGTACGCAGGATCGGACCGCTGGGGACGGCCTCGGAGAGGATCACGCCCTCGATGGCATTCTGGATCTTCGCCTTGATCTTCTCGTCCTCGGGGAAGACATCGAGCGTGATGTCGAGCTTTTTCGGGATCGGGGCTTCGACGTGAAGGACGGCGGTCACAGGCATCTGGTGCTCGATGTAGTCCGTGACGCGTTCGATCATCGTCTGGTTCGGGATGCCGTTCTCGGTCATCCCATCCGTCATGAAGCGGACAGTCACGTGACCCTGCCCAAGCTCCTGCGGGTAGCACCACGCGCGCGTAACGCCACTGACTGCGAGAGCCCAAGAGACATAGTCGGCCTTCGTCCCCGCCTTCGGAGGATTCTTCTGCCTTTGAAGAAGACGGTCACGAAGCGACTCGTCGTCTTCTGCATCAGCCCCGCCCGTGAGTTCGCCTGCGGTACACGTCGACTGGACACCCGTGATCGGAGAGATCAAGCGAAGCTCCATGCCGGCAGAGGCATTGCCGTTTGATCCGGCCGCAACGGCCCTGATCGGCGCAACGCCATCAACGCTTTTAGCAGTCGTGATGTAGATCACATCGTCGTCAGTCTGGATCTGAGTGCCGGACGGCACGTCAGACTCACCGACAAAAGTCACTGTGCCGGTCGCGCTCGAGGCCTGCTTGCGATAGATGCCGTACTCAGACGCTCTGCGCTCCAGATATGCACCTTCAGCCGTCGAGCTGAAAACCTGTCGAAGCACAAAGGAGATGCGTCCATGAAGAGCATGCGACACGCCAGCAATAACGCGGCTGAGCACAGGCACGAGCGTCCAACGCATCGCTTTCTTGCCCATGCGGCTTTCAGCGTCCGACTGGATGCGAGCGATCAGCTCTTGAATCGTTGGTCTTTCAAACGCCATTTAATACGTCCTTAAAAACCGCATCAAAAGCTCTTTCGCTTTGACGCTTGAAACAAACAACGTGAAGGTCAAGCCTCTCAATACCGCCGCGCTCTGCGCGGACCTCGATGCCTTCAACTAGATGGTCATCGATCAGCCACTGGAGAGCTTGCTTTGCGTACTCCTCAGCACGTCGCATTACGCTCGGCAAAACCTTTTCGCGTTGAAGAAGCCAGAGGCGTGAGCCGATACGATCGCCTTTAACACTTGCGAAGGTATCGCCCCACCACCCCTGACGCTTCGGCGCTTTGATGCCGTCATCGTCCTCCGACTTGCGCCAAGAAAAAAGGCTGATCAGCACAGCTTGCACCAGCTCATCAGCCTGAAAATTCGAGATGTCAGCTTCCTGATCGTTGATCATGAGTTCCATGATTTACCCCTCAGTGCGGCCCAGAAGTTTCTGCACGATCACCCTGTTCTGTATGCGTGTGAGACGTGAGCGAGATGCCGCTGGCCGTAACGTCGCCTGTCGTAGTGAGAGAACCCTCGACACTTGCGCCGGATCCGCCGCTGACCGCAAGGCCGCCGAGAACGGTCAAGCTCTTATCAATCGTCGTTGCACCGGTGACATGAAGCGTCGCAGAGTCAATCGTGACTGCCGCGGCCTTCAGCGCGGCGTTACCGCTCACAGTTACAGAAGCATCACCGCCGACGGTTTCTGTGACGTTGCCGCCGACATTTGCCGTGACGTTTCCGCCCACAGTAATTTCTACATCTTTGTCAACAGTTGCATGCAGCCAACCAGACGTGTAGACCTCAAGGCCTTCGCGCGTGAGATGGACCTTCTGACCGAGATCATCAAAGATTGCGACTTCGCCTGTCTTGAGCGGCTTCAGTCGATAGCGTCGATCTGCAATCGTGAAAACAATCCCGTGCGATCGATCACCATCAAAAAAGAGCGTGAAAGCCTCTGCCTCTGGATGCGGCTCACTCGAGAAGCCGTAAGGTTCGACATGCTCGAGGTCATCGCGTATCTCATCCGCTAGAAGTCGGACCTGCACGGCTCGCATCTTCTTTGCACCATCCGCAAGCGTCATGACGCCGCGAGCGAAGAAATCAGAAATACTGCTCATAAAAAAAAACGACCGTATTGCTACGATCGCTCGATTTTGTTGGCTTGATGGTCAACGCTTGCGCTCCCACGTGTCCTTGTCAACTTGCGTCCATTCTTCAGTGTCTGAAGATCCGTGACGCCAGACTGTGACGGACCCGTCAATGTTCTTGTGGACCTTCTCGACTTGACCGACGCGATTGGCATCGACAGGTCGACCGCCTCCCGTATTGCCTGGCTCTCTGTGGTACTTCAGACAATCGGACCACATTCCGTACTTGTTCCATCCGGCTTCGTCGCAGACAACGCCGGCAAAGCAAGCACTCTGTAATGACATAAGAACAAGAAGCAATGCAAGCCGTTTCATTTGACAACCCCCACCCACGGATTCGCCTTCTTCTCTCCGTCAGAGGACGAACCTTCGCGCTTATAGCCGTCACGGCCCAGCACGGTCAGCGTCGTTGTCATGCCTTGACTGGACAGAGAAAAGGAGAGCTTGGAAATTAGCAAGTTATTCTCTATACCTAGCAGTCTATCAGCGACGCGAACCATCGAATTGACCTTCCACAAGCTTCCGTCGCTTTGACGCCAGCCTTGAACCGTGTACGTCGCCGCCGTGTACTGGGCTTCGCGGTACCGCTTCTCGAAGTCCGCTCGCTTGCTGCAAGTGGAATTCGTGCTTTGGCCCTTGTCCTTGATGACCAGCAAACGATTGCGCTTCATCAGACTCGAGTCGACAATGCCCTTGTCCTCTGCCGCGGTCCGACCGAAGTCTGTATCAGTACCTGCATGCTGACCAAGGACGACGTACCGGCTGTAGAGCTTCGATGCGTCGTAGTTGGCACTGCCGGCAAGAATGTTTTTGCCAAGCTCGAGCGCATCGGCACAGTCGCCTGCATCACCCGGCTCGACGATAACCAGATCACCAGCTTCGTCATCCATGACGACAAGATTGTCTTTTGTGATCAACCTGTTGATCGACTTGTGAACAGTTTCGCCGGGAACGACAGTGTGATCAGAAAGTTTGTCACCGACTGACGAAGTTGCATGAACAGCGATACTGTAAGGCGCAGTCAGCGAAGCGATGATTTCCGACGTCTTCAAGTTTTTCCATGAAGTCGTTTTGATCGTCGCAGGGCTGACCGTCGCCTTCTTTCCGTCCTTGCCGACCACGACACCGGCCCAAGAGTTACTTGAGCTTGAGTCTGCGCCGTACTTTGCGACGGGGCAGCAGTCAACCAGATCAACAGTTTTTGACTTGCCGTCAACGTCGACGGTGATCGCGGTCCCGTTGTATGAGACGTTCACGTGATCGATGTATCCAGTACAAACAAGATCGTCGTCAATGAAGAGTTGAACAAGATCCCCGTTTCGAAGGCGATGGAAGTCTGTGTTGCCGGGAAATGTGTCAGTCACAGAAAGCTTGAAGCCTCTTGCGATTTGATCCATCCCGATATCGACTTTTACCGACTTCCAGCCACCGTATCTCTTTCCGGATACACGGACTTCAACGCGGTTATTCATCTTCCATCACCTTCAGCTCATCAGCCGAGCAAAACCCTTCGTGTTCCACGGCGTTTCTGATCGCAATCTCTTGATCACGAGTTGCGTCGTCGTGGAAGTCATACGCATGAACTAGCGCAGGAAGCACTTCCCCTGGCTCGACCACGACAAGCCGACAGCTGTCGTCAGCGCGATCGGTCAGAGCTTCGAAAACCGCCACACGTGCTTTCTCAAGCGCGAGATACGTCTCGTCTGATGTCGTCATCAGAAGCTCTGCATCGATCACCTCTAGCAGTCCTTGCCTCAGCAGAACAAGATCGTCATAAGACTTCGACACTGTCGACTTAAGAGACTCAGACGTTTGAACGTCATCTTCTACCGGCATTGCTTGATCGGAACTTGTACCGACGACGGCACTCACGCCGACCATTTGCGCGATCATCGTCTGACGGATCAGCGACTCAACTGCCGCACGGTTTTGAAGCACTGCACGTCGAGCGTTCGACAGAACCAGCCCGTTTGTCTTTGCCTGTGCCAGCTCCTTCGTCCCCTCGCGCAACTTTTCGCGTTGCGTAAGGTTCTTAAGTTGCTTTGCGACACCAGACCAAGCTCGAGCAGACGATGCGACACGAGACAGGCCAAGCGCCCCCACCAGCTTCGATGCGAATTGCTTCGGATCCGTGCTGATGAGCGACAGACCTTTCGATGCCAGAGTGCTGATCTCGTCAACCTTGTCGAACACGACTGCCAAGTCAGAGTTGCTAATGATGCCGAGCTTGTCGAGCAAGTCACCAGACAGCGCGGCATCGACCCACTCGCTAGCAAAACTCAGGTCGATCGAGTCACAGAAGGACTTGATCGCAGAGTCTTCAAGCTCATCCGCAGCCTGGAAGGCTTTCGTGAAAGAGTCGCTTCCAGTCTTCGGGAACTCAAGCTCACCAGACTCGACGGCATTGAGAACGACGCTCGCAGTCCTAGTTGAGTCAGTGAAAGTGATCGTCGAAACTTGTTCGAGCGAGCACTTCATTTCTCCAAGATGCGGATGCACGAGAGTGCCGGCACCCGGCTCTTCGATCGCACTGATCAGCTTTTCAGCCTGCTCGATGTAGTCGTCACCGACAACGAAAGCAGTGAAAGTGAGCTTTCTCGTCGCGCGGCCGATGTCCTCGACGTACGGCTTATCACGTTGCGGGTATTCATGAGTGACCGTGCGGCGTCCGACTTTCAGATCAACTTTCGTGACATGAAAGGGAACTCCGCGGAACGACGCCTCATAAAGAGGTTTTTCTTCTGCCATCAGTAATCCTCCGCAAATCTATCGGAGTAGCCGACATTGCCGACAAGCTTCATGCCGTCAGCTGACATGCCTGCAAGCTGTGCCGTCGTGCCGGGCGAAGCGGCCACACGCACGAGCATCTGACCGCTCATGCGAGTTCTGCTTTCAGGCTCGATCGTCACAGGTGCGAGGTCGACTGGACGCTCTGCACTCTGCACTCTATCGTTTTGAGTAGTACTGCTGCCACCGATCATCTTCTTCACAAAGTCTGGCAGGAAGCTCGAGAAATCAAGATTGGCGAAGAAGTCGGAGATAAACGAACCGATGCCGCGGACAGTTTGCTTGACGCTCTCGTACCACGCCACGGCCGCCTTGCTCCACGCATCTGGCAGAAGATTGAAGGACGCGAGCGCCAGATCATCGAGACCGCCGAAAAGCGTCTTGAAGTCACCGCGGAAAAGGCCCGTGGCAGTCGTCAGGATCGCACCTGCTACAGCCCCAAACTTCTCTTTGCAGACATCAAAAGCGCCGGCTGCGAAGTCGACAACAGAGCCGATCGACTCTGTAATGACTGGACCGATGCGATCCCAGTTTGCGATGACGACGCCAGCCGCGAGAGCAAGCGCACCAAGCGCCCAACCGATCGGACCCATCGACGTCGTGGCAACTACGCCGAAAGCCTTCGCGGCAGTCACGACAGCACCGAAAGACTGAGCCAGTCCGATGACGCTGGATCCAAGAGACACCACAGCCATGATGCTCTTGCCGGCAATGAGTGCGCCCATGCCGTAAAGTACCGTATTGAAGCCGCCGATTGCGTTGAACGCCCTAACCGCATAGTCTGCGATTGTCAGGATCGCGGACGCGATGCCCTCGAAGTCGATTTTGCCGACGGCATCGGCAAACGATCGAGCGACCTTTTCAAACTTTTCCCCAAGCGCTCCCTTATTGGCCGCGGCCAGATCGCGGAAGCGGTCCGACATGCTGATGACAATAGGGGACAAGCGGTAGCCGATCTCATGACCGACCGCCGTGACGCTGGCCTTCATGTCATCCATGTGGTCCGTCATCTGGGCCGCGCCCGCGACAGCATCCTCATTCATGACCAGACCAAGGTCGCGCGCCTGCTTGGCCATGTCGTCAAGCCCCTGCGCGCCGCCCGAGAGCATGGGGATCAGCTTGCGCCCGCTGTCGCCCATAAGAACCATGGCCATCTTTGTACGAAGGGCGGGATCCTCGTTGCGTTGGATCGCATCCGCCACCTCCTCAAAGATATCGGAAGCGGGTCGAATCTTGCCGGAAGCGTCCTTCACGGAGATCCCCAGGGCCGAGAAGAGCTGCGCGGCATCGCCGGTATCGCCTCCGGCCACCTCTGCGATCTTCTCAGACAAATCCTTCAGCGCATCCTCCAGATCCTCTGGAGCTGCGCCTGCATGCGTTGCGGCGAAGCTCCACTCCTGAAGCTTCACGGCCGAGATGCCGAGGCGCGAGGACATCTTGTCGAGGCCGTCGCCAGCCTGAGCGAACCCCGTCACCGCAGACTGAAGGCTGAAGCCTACTGCTCCGGCTACGGCCGCAAACGGCGCGCCTACCGACTGAGCAACGCCCTGCGCCTCGCTCGCAAAGTCCTTGACCGATCGCTGAGCAAGCTTGAGCTTTCGGTTGAGGTCATCGAATTCAGTCGAGTTGACCGCCGTCTTGAAACCCTCCCACTTCTGAGAGGCGACGGCCAAGACGGGCGACATCGTATCGCGCACCGCCAAAATAGCGGTCAGCCTGAAATCCTTATTCGCCATTAAGTTTCTCCTGAATGCGATTCCACTGATCGACGTAGAGCCTCAGCTCAGAGAGCGGAAGCTCTAGCGCGTCCCCCGGCCGAAGCCGCCACCAATAAGCGGCTTCAAAAGCCAGGTTGATCAGCTCTGCTGCTGAGGCTCGCGGGAAGGCGTAAAAAAAGCGACAACGCGATACAGAAGCATCGTGTAGTCGCTCAAAGCGATCTTCTCGACGACACTAGTCGGAATTCCTGCGAGTCGAGAGATGTACTTTGCACAGACAGCCGGCACAGGCTCGGAGATGAGCGACGCATCGAGCTTGAACGGAAGGCCAAGATCGTTGACGTCCTTGGTCGTAGGTTCACGAAGCGTCAGCTCAACGATTTCCGTAGTTCCGTGCTGAATGGGCTGAGAAAGAGTGAACGTTTCCATCAGCCGAGCTCCCCGTTGGTGCCTTCCCACTTGACCGTCAGCGTACCGTCGACGGGCTTGTAGGCGATCACGTCAGTCACATATGCGTCGCTGAGCGTGTAGACCATGCCATTCGCACATTCGACCGTGATCGTCTGAGCGACGTTTTCCTTGATCTCTTCGATCGGGAAGTCGGACGGAACGATGAAGTCACCACTGACATACGGAGCCGTGACGGTCTCCTTGAAGCCGGCAACGCCAGTCGTGGAAAGCATCGTCTCACGCTGAACAGAAGTCAGCGGGAATTCAATGTTTCCCTGAAGCTCAAGTTGCTGACCGTTGACCTTGACAAAGCAGGTCCCTGCAATTTTCTTACCCATGATTACTCCTGATACTGAAGGCGGAACTGATTGAGAACCGCAAAAATCCTGAGCTGGTTCACGTAGTCAGGCGGGAACAGCACATCAAGCCTGTTGGGATTGTTGACATTACGCTCAACGATCAGATACTTCTTGAAGAGATCTGCGTTCTCGACGATGCCCTCGAGTTCCAGGCGTCGATAGAGAGCGATCAGCTCACCGCGGATGACGGACGGCGTCACAATCGCCTGACCTGCACCGAAGCGAGTGCCGTCGGATGCAAGTTTGTGACGTGCGTACTTGCTCGTGATGATCGACTTCATCTGACGAAGGACATAAGCCGACGTGTGAAGCGTCTCAGAGTCAAGGTACGAAGCGTCAGCGTCACCAAAAGAGTTCTTCTGATACGTCGTGATGGCGCGTTCGATCATGACCGAACCGCTGATCGTGTACAGCGTTGCAATTCCGTTCTCGAGAAGCGTCTGGCGATCCGTCTGAGCGAATCGAGAGCCTTCAGGCGAGGCCATCACGCCAGTCAGGGCACCCGTTTGCGTCGGACGAGCCGGGTCAGCCGAGATGAAGACAGACGTGCGAGCGAGGTAAGCCGCAAGGACTTCGGCCGCATGCGTCGGAAGCTTCGGTTCGACACCAACAACCGTTTCGTGCTGATTGTTGCGAGTCTTGCCGAAAGCGACGAGTGCATTCACATCACCACGCTTGGCCGTGTACACGTGGCCGAAAAGCATCTGGAAAGGAGACCAGCGGCCGCTCGTGTCATTCATCTTCTCGGCAAGCTTGTCGAGCGTGGCCGCGTCGGCATACGGACAGCCAACGAAATCGTAAGACTCATCGCCCATCGCATCAAAAGCGGCGGTCAGATCAGGATCGGCCGTGCCGCCAGCCATCTGGGTAATCTCAACCCTGATGCCAGCCGGAAGCGTTTCACCGTTGATCGGGCCACGAAGATTGACCGCAAGCTGAATGCCGTTGCCGACAGTGCCCTTCTGCTTTGCATTGACCGTGCATGCGCCTTCATTAGCGCTTGCCGTGACCGGCAAATCCTTGACAACAGTAATTGCGTCGCCAAGGCTCTTGGCGATCTTGGAAGCCGTGTCGCCTTCGGCAACGGCCACCTGAACTCGCTCACCGCCGACATAGAAGCTCAGCGTACCTGCCTCAAGAGCAGTACCAGAGATTTCGGCCTTACCGGATGCAGCACCCGCGTCTTCGCCATCGGCGACAGGGATGCACACGAGCTGGCCAAAAGAGTCGACCTTGCGATAAGCGTCGACCATGCGAGCGAGCATAGAGCCTCGCCCAAAAAGGCTTTTCGCCATCGCGGCTGTGGACACAAAGACAGGCTTGCCAGCTTCAGCCGTGCCGACCTCAATCATCTGACCGATGAGGAGAGAAGCGGTCTGACTCGTCGGCGTGGCGGCCTGAGAGTTGTCCATTTCCGCATAAAAAAGCGGCACTCGAATGCCGCTCGGAATCGTGTTAAAACTCACGCTCATTTGAATTCCACCTTAAAAGATTGCTCAGGTCGACCGTCGGGCTTTCCTGAGATTGATGGTTCGATTTGATCGACGTCGACGTCCATACCCTCGAAAAGCTGAAGCTCGTCCAGCTCAGTCTGCTGATACGTGTCAGAGACATCTAGGTACGTCTCAAAAGCAAAGTCGAGCTGGTATGCCGCACGAGCATCGTCAAGGTAGATCAGAGATCCGCCATCAAAAACGATTTCGCTTGACTCGTCGAGAGGTCCAAACTTTGTTGAAAGCAAGGCTTTGAAAACTTCTCGGCGCAGAAGCTCGATCCACCGAGACGCATCCTGACCGCGTTCGTCCGCAAAATTCGGCACGAGCAGGATGACGCCAAAAGTGTTCGTGATCGTCTGGTAGTAGCTGGCCTGCGACTCATTCGGGCCTGCATCTTCGCGAAGAGGCACGACATACGCAGCAGGCAAGGCGGGATTTTCATCTTCCGTCAAGCCTGCCCACTGAGCCGCGCCAGCTACTCGGCCGTCTAGCGTCTTACAACGCTTTCTCAGCGCGGAAATGATTGGATCAAGAATCATTTGATCGCGTCTCCAAGTGCATCAAACATCTCGCTTTCAAAAGTCTTCGCGTATTTGTCCGCGGCCTCTGGCACGAAGTTTTTGCGAGGCGCTGCCACCTTTTTCCCTGCTCTCTGTTTGTGCGATCTGGCTTCTTGAGCCGTCTCGGAATATGGCGCTCTATGGCCATACACAACAAAAGCGGGATAGTAGGCAGGCATTGCCTGCGTCTTCGTCGGATAGACCGCAACGGAATACCCAGACTTCGACACTTTGACCTTGATCGACTTCGCCATTTCACCCGTTTGTTTGCCGGGGAACTGACCAGCCTCAGACACAGCCTTACGCGAAATCATCTTTCTGGCGATCTTGCGAACGGCATTACCTGATTTGCGAAGCGGCTGTTTCAAAGCCTTCGGATCGTAGTCAATCTTGCGATACCCAGGATCGACGGCGCACTGCACAAGCATCAGCCTTTTCCTCCACGTCAAGAACGGTGAAGCGGTCAAGACCGCCAAGATCAGCTACACGACGAAGGCGAAAAATCACGCCTTCGATCATCAGCTCGGTCACGCCCTTGAAGTCTCGCGGACCAGTGCGACCGGGCATCGAGCGAACAATCACACGATGCGTCACACCAGACTCGATCTGCTTCGATCCGAAGTAGATGCAAGAGCCGACAGGCTCAAGCCTCCCCCACACGACATCTTCGCGGACAGACGCTTTGGAAAACCCAAGACGTCCATCCGGCACAGACATCGTGTGAAAGATCTTGACCCTTCGATTCAGCTTTCCGATTTCAGGTCGATTCATTTCCACGTCCTAAAAGGATCGAGCAAAGCATGAAGTTTCGGCAAAGGCGTTACAGCACCTTCAACCGTGGCTTCACGATGCTCGTAGTAATGGGCGACCTGAATCAGAATCCATTGCCTGATCGCGGCGGGAACGTCGGAAGGTTCAGCGCCATAACCGACCGTCCCTTCTCGCGAGATCAAGCCGCGCTGTAGCTCGTGCTCAGCCATCTGGGTAGCGGAGAGGCACAAAGCCTCAATCAGCGCATCGTCAGCGGAGTGATCAACGCGGAGATGAAGCTTTGCGTCCTCGAGCGTCACAGCTGACTTCGCCGTAGACGTGTCAATCATGACGCCTCCTTACTTAGGCCGTCGGGAGCGTGAGAGAGCCGCCGACGAGGGCCTTGGTACGTTCGACGCCGAAGCCGAGACGGCGTTCAGCACGGATCGTGACCAAGTTCTTCTGAACGTTGTCGCTGTCCTGTTCGAACAGTTCGACGGTCATGCCCTGACGGTTCCAAAGCGTAGCGGCCTGCGTAAAGTCGCCGACGAGGAACTTGCCAGCGGTAATGGCCGGCGTCGTCCAGACCGGAAGGCCCCAGAGATACTTCGGAGCGACAGAAGCCGGATGACCGAGGTAGTAGTCACCAGAGGCATTCTTTTCCATCTGCATGTTCGTCCAGTCAGCCGGATTCAGAAGAATCACGTTCGGACGGAAGAAAGCCTGTTCGACCTTGGACTTGGCCATGAGGATGAGGTCAAAGGACGTCGGGTTCTTCGGGAGCTGAGCAAGCTTCGTGATGCCGTGATCGGTGAAGTTGCCTGCGGTAAGAATGCCGCTGAGGTTCTGGCCCGTGCCGTTGCCGGTGACGAGCTGATCTTCGACGACAAGATCGATGCCGTACACAAGACGCTGATTGATGTAGGCGACAAGAGCCGGAGCATCGGCCATCAGCTGCTTGGACACGCGAGCAAGGTGAGCGATCGTCTTGATCGTGCCCGTCTTGGTCTCGACGGCGGTAGAACCAAACGGCTTCTGAGCGCCTTCAGCAACGAATGCCGCGCCGTTGACGTTCTCGGCTTCCTTTTCCTGGACGTATTCAAAAGCGTTCGTGGTAATCGGGAGCGTCGGGAAGAGACCTTCAATCGTGAGCGGACGGAAAGCACCAGCGAGGATGCCCGGACGACGGTACGCCTGAACGATGCCACCGGTCGGCGTCGTGATCGGATTGACCGCTTCCTTCTTGTCAAACGTTTCAACGAGTTCGACACGAGCCTTCTGGGCAGAGCCGTCGCGGAAGGCCTTGAAGCCGTCGGCATCGACGACGTTGTCGCCAGCCGTCTTAACTTCGGCTTCCTGCTTGGCAGCCACACCCTTCTGCTGAAGTTCCATCAGCTGACGAGAAAGCTTCGTCTGCTCTTCACCGAGGCGCTTCAGCTCAGCAGCGTTCGACTTGCTGGTCTCGTCCATCTTGCCTTCGACACGGTCGAGGGCTTCCATCACTTGCTTGATTTCATCAGCCATAGTTTCACCTTTCATTTAGGAGAGAGAAAGCTCAAGCTTCTTGACTCGCTCGAGCAGTTGAGTTGCCATCTTTTCCTCTTCCTCAGACTCCCTCTGAGAAGCGAAAAGCTTCTTGGCTTTTGCGACGATGGACGTCGCGGTCGACTTAGAGAACCCGCCTGCCTCCCGCAGGAAGTTTTCAAAGTCACGAATGGTTTGAAGTTCGTCGATCTCTTCGGAGCGGATTTCGGAGACGCGAGCGTCGCCGTCCGCCGGGAAGTTCACGATGGAGATCTCATAGAGCTTGGAGACCGACTTGATGATGCGACCGCCGTCCTTCTTGCGCTCGTAGTCGCCTTCGGAAAGACGGAAGCCGATCGATAGCCCGTCAACAGTCCCGTGCTTCATGGCGGCCAGAATGGCGTCAGACTGAGGATTGCCTGGCGTCAGTTCCCCTTCAACCAACAGCCCCTTCTCGTCCTCAACCGCAGAGAGCCACTTACCTACCGGAAGCCCCCAGTCATGAGCGAAAAACATCTTCGGCATGCCGTTGTCGGCCAAGGTCTTCAGATATGCTCCCGGCAAAATCGTGTCGCCGTAACTGTCATTCCCGTTAAACGTCGAGGCATACCCCCTGAACTTACGGGTGTTGCCTTCGAATCTAAGCTCCACGCTTTCAAGTGGAAGACTTTTGAAAATCGTCATCATTGCCTCACTGGTGTTCCGTCTTTTGGAGAAGATCCGACGCGAGTCGCCTCTCCCAACTTGTCAAGCGGGACCAGGTTCGATTGTGCTGTGAGCGCGTCACCTCCCTCCACGGGTGGTAGGTTCTCGAGACGGCGGATCTCGTTGCGGCTCATCGCACCGTTCTGTGCCATGGTTGAGTAGAACTGCGCTCGCTCCTGCGGCGTCGTGCGCAGGAAGCCGTCGAGTTTGAACTCGATCGTCATATCAACATCGGTGATGGGAATCAGGCGTCGGCTCAGCGCCTGCTCGAGCTGTTTGCAGAGCGGTCCGATCGTGAACTTGTGGAAACCCTCAACGATCTGGGCGATGCCGCTGCCCCAAGTGGTCTGCGCATTCGAGCCGACCAAGACGCCCGGCACCCCGAACCATCGGCAGATCTCTTCGACGCTGAACTGGCGAGTCTGCAAAAGCTGAGCGTCGGCCGGCGTGAGCGAGAGCTGCGTGTACTTGAGGCCGCGGTCGACCACGTACAGACCGCCGCCCTTTGCCGTCATTCCCTTGAAGCGTTCGCATACCGCCTTCAGTTGCTTATCATCAAGCGTCGAATCAGTGTAGAGAACGCCGGACGGTTTCGATCCGGATCCGTAAAGACGCGTCGCGTTGTCCTGAGCAGAGATCGCCTCATCCGTCGTGGCCCGCATGTACTCGAGCTTCGAGAGTCCGATGAACCCATTGCCAAGGCCTTTCCAATGAATCATGTTCTCGGGGGCGATTACGGCGATTGACCCGTCCTGATAGTACGTGTAGACCTCACCGCCTTCGACGATAGACACCTCCATCTGATCCGGTGAGAGGGGGATCAGAGCTACCGGCTCTCCCTCGCCGTCTCGAATGATCTGGGCGTAGGCATTGCCTCGTAGCATGCGGTTGACGACCATCGCAGAGATGAACTCGTTTTGCGTCATCCAGGCATTTGGACGGTCATGAAGCAGCATCCACAGACGGCTTTGCTTGTCTGGATGGCGGCCGCCGTCAGCCGTATCGCGGTAGACGTAGAGTGGCAGCGTGCTGATGGTCTGAGCAAGAAGCTCGACGCATGCGAAGACTGCAGAGATCTGCAGGGCCGCGTCCGGCGTGACCGTCTTCGTCTGCTCGATGATGGGCGAGACCGGCATAGGGATCTGCTGCCCGGACGCAGTGCCGAGAGGACCGCCCCATCCGGCCACCCAATTGATCAAACGTTTTACGAACATTCCTACCACTCAATAAATACGGACTCCGAAGACTCCTCAATGTCGTCGAACGGATTGGCTTCATCCGCCGTGCTGGAGATCCCCAGAGCCATGATCAAGGCGACTACGCCGTCGATCTTGTTCTCGTACCTTTCCTTCCTTGGAAAGATGTTGTCCTTCGCATCGAGCTTGGCCACGACGTTTCCCATCATCCATCGGAGAACGGGATTCCCGTCATGGTTCACGCGCTTGTCCTGGACCAGCGCCTCGAGCGACTTCATCGGATCCGAAAAGTTCTGGACCGTGTTCCGATACTCGACCATAGGAGCACCGTCGTTCCCGAGGTTAGTAGCGAGCTGCAGCGCGTTCCACGGGTCATAGGCGATGCCCTTCACATCAAAGCGTGACAAGTCGTCACGGATATCCTCTTCGATGCGGGCGAGGTCCGTCATCGCACCGCCGGATTGCGTGATCCAGCCTTCCTCGACCCAACCTCGATACTGAGAGTTGGTCGACTTCTCGACGGCGGCCTCAGGCAAATAAAAGTCGGCGAAGACAACGAAGGACTTGCCGACCGGAAAGAGAAGCACCTTGGCCGTGACGTCGTTCTTTGCTCCGACGTCCAAGCCGATGTAGCAGGGCTGACCTTCGAAGTCGCTTCGATCGACATTGATCTCGCCCGCTTCCCAGGCCTGCATGTCCATCCAGGCCGACGAAGCGGAGCACCAGATATTCAGGTGCTTGGTCTTGAAGTTGTTGACAGCGCTCGGAAGCGCGATCGCCTTCTTCATCAGGGAGGTGATGATTTCAGGACGTACGGAAATGCCCCAGTTCGGGTTCGCCTTCTCCAAAGCTTCGACAGTCGTCCAATCGTCGCCTTCATCCAGACCGTAGATGATCCCGAACTGCGTCTCGTCCACGACGCTCTTCTCGAGCACCTTCGTGACCATCGTTCGAACTTCGTAGCAGATGCCCGACGTATCGAACCCCGCCGTCGTAATGACGAACATCAGCGAGTTCTTGCGCTTGCCGGTCGACGTTTCGACCACGTCGTAGACGGCTCGCGTCTTGTGGGCGTGCAGCTCATCGATGATGGCCAAGTGAGTATTCAAGCCGTCAAGGGTCGAGCCTTCTGCGGACTTCGCCTGAAAGGTCGAATTGCTGGTCGGCACGTAGAGCGCGTTCGCCAGCACCTGAAGCCCGAACTTGTTCCGTAGCGGCGCATTCCGCTCAGCCATCACCTTCGCGTCACCGAAGACGATCTTCGCTTGGTCTCGCGTGGTAGCGAAGCTGTAGACCTCGGCACCGCCCTCTCGATCAGCCAATAGGCAATAGAGGCCAATCCCAGAGCACAAAGTAGACTTGCCGTTTCCGCGACTCACTTCAACATAGGCTCGTCGATACCGGCGGGCCCACGACCCCCCCTCACAGGCAGTAC